CATGCAGCAGTTGATGGAGAGTGCCCGGTCAGCCGAGAAGAAAGCGGCACGGAAGCGGGCCGATCTGGCGCAGGACAAGATTGATGAAATCCTCGAAAGCGGGGGCTTCTACAAGGCGTTCGCTGAATTTCTGGTCGATCTGCCCTTGTTCCCGTTTGCCTGCATCAAGGGGCCTGTTGTCAAGATCATTCCAACTGTCAAGTGGGCCGGGGGTACGGCACAGATAGCCCAGATACCCCGGCTGACATGGGCGCGGATATCGCCGTTCGATATCTGGTGGACGCCGGGAGTATCCGATATCGAGGACGCCGCCACCATCGAACGGTCCCGCATTACACGGGCAGACCTGAACGATCTGCTCGATCTTCCGGGATACAATCATGAGCAGGTACGGGCGGCACTGGAGGCGTATGGTCAAGGCGGGTATTCAGAAGCGCCCGACGATAACGAAAGCGAGCGGGCCGAGTACGAAAACCGCGAAAACCCGAGCATGAATTCGTCGGGCATGATCACATGCCTTGAATACAACGGCAATATTCAGGGCAAGATGCTTCTGGATTACGGGATGACGCCGCAGGAAGTTCCCGATCCTATCCGCGACTACATGGTGCAGGCATTTGTTGTAGGTCGTTATGTCATCAAGGTTCAACTCACCCCGTCACCGCGCAAGCGTCATCCATACTTTATCACGTCTTTCGAGAAGGTGCCCGGTACACCTGTCGGCAATGGCTTGCCGGATATCCTGTCCGATATTCAGGAAGTATCGAATGCTACCCTTCGTGCCCTCGTCAACAATATGTCCATCGCCAGCGGGCCACAGGTAGTTGTCCGCGACGATATGGTGTCGCCGGGGCAGGACGGCGACGAGCTTTACCCATGGAAGCGCTGGCATGTGCAGGGCGACATGGTCATGGCGGGCCAGACCCTGAAGCCCGTCGATTTCTTCCAGCCAAACTCCAACGCCCAAGAACTGCTTGGGGTCTACACGAAACTAGGGGAAATTGCCGATGAGCTTTCTGCTATACCTCGTCATATGTCTGGCGCTAACCCCGGTGGTGGCGCTGGTCGGACTGCATCGGGCTTGGCGATGCTCATGGGAAATGCGTCGAAAATCCTCCAGACAGTCGCGGCAAACGTAGACCGCGATGTCATGAACCCGTTGCTGTTGTCACTCTACGACATGCTGATGCTGACCGATACGTCCGGCGTGTTTACCGGCGACGAGAACATCCGTGTCATGGGTGTCAATGTCGCCGTGCAGCGCGAGACACAGCGGGTACGCCAGCTTGAATTCCTTCAGATTACCGCCAATCCGATGGATGCACAGATTATCGGCATTCCGGGCCGCGCCAAGGTGCTGCGTTCGGTTGCTTCTGAAATCGGGCTCGATGGCGAGGGCGTCGTCCCGCCAGACGACGAACTCGGAGCCTCGATCAGTCAGACGCAACAGGTCGCGGCGCAGGGCGCTGCCATGGAGGCTCAGGGTGCCGACGAAGCTCGCCCTGAGAGAGAAGGAGGACCGCCGCGTGGTCAGTCGCCCGCAGGCAGCGCAGGTGGTCCTCCTTTAGCCCGCCCTCAAACCCAACCCCGCACAGCCATAGCGGGTTAACCCGAATGGTTCCCAAAAACGGAACCATCAAACATAAGGAGAACGTACCGTGAAGACTGTGAGTGGCCAGAAGAACAGCAAGGTGTCGAAGCTCGACGGTGCCAAGGGGGGCAATCACGCCATGCTCAAGCGCCAGCATACCGGCACCCAGAAACCCGGTGTATCGTCGCAGGAGCAGGGCTCCAGCAGCGGCGACGGGGCGCAGGGGGGTAGCACCAAAATGTTTGGCAAGCAGACGGTGAAAGCCGCCAAGCCTGCCTGACATTACTTTGCAAGGTAACCATGCAGGAGAACGGCAATGAAGACAAACCCGAACAGCACCCCGGCCAAGGGCAGCAAATGCGTCAAGCTGGACAAGCTCGAAAGCCGCAGTTCGATGGCTGACGTGGGCGGCGATGCCTCCGACCTCAACCGCATCCGCAACCAGTACGCCAAGAACCCGCCCGTGTCGGACGAGGATTTCATGGGCGCGTTCATGGGCAAGGTGATCAGCTATTGACCCCACAGAACACCGCACAGACGGTTCTACAGGCCAAGGCGGCAAACCTCGGAATGGCTGCACCACGGGAGTGGAAAGCCTTCCTAGACGCCTTGGCCGATTACGTCGAAGCACAACGAACCAACCTCGTCAACTCGCCGCTACCCGAACTTCCGGTTAATCAGGGCAGGGCGCAATTCGGCACGACGCTATTCATGTTTCTTCTGAAAAGCGTGGAAGCTGAAGAAAAACTGAGAAAGGGTAACTGAAATGCCATATACGCCGCAGCACACGAACCTCCCCCCGATTGATCCTGACGTGAAGGTTCCGGCAGCTATCCGAGCCGCCGCCCTCCGCGCCAATGCCCTCCACAATGAGTTGTATATTGGCGATGCACAGCCCAAGGTAGAAGCCCCAGAGAAGCCCGCTGGCGAGGCTTTGGCCAAGGGGGGCGCTGTGACCAAGCCAGACGAGGAACCGGGTTATACGGGCAAATCTGAGGGCGGGCAGCAGGCGTCCACCCCGTCTCCGGGTGGCGAGGACGACAACACGACATGGGAGCACAAGTACAAGTCGCTCAAGCCCCGCTTCGACAAGCAGGACGGCGTCATCTCCCAGCTTAACGGGCGTATCAGCCAGCTTGAGCGCATGCTCGCCAGTTCGGCGCAACCCTCCCCTGCCGAGCGCCGCAACCCCGATTTGAATTTCAAGCCGCTGGACAAGGACGAGCGCGAGGCTTATGGCGAGGATTTCCTCGACGTGGCAGCGCGGGCAGCCGCCGAGAAGCTATCGCCGGAACTGGCCAGCCTGCGGCAGGAAGTGGACCAGATACGCGATCAGAATTCGCGTGATGCCCAGAAAAATCTCTATGCCTTTTTGACGGACAATCTACCGTCGTGGAGGCAGATAAACCGCAACCCTAAGTTTATTGCATGGTGCAACTTGCCAGACGCTTATTCTGGTGCTATACGTATGTCCATGCTGAAGGACGCATTCGAACGGGCCGATGCCCAGAGAGTGCTTCGCTTCTTCAACGGCTTCCTCTCTGATGAGGCTGCGACGGACCCCGCTTTTGGCAGCCAGCCAGAAACGCCACGAACCCCTCCGAATGGAGGCACTAATGGCAAAGTACCGCTGGAACAATTTGCGGCACCGGGCAGAGCCAAGGCCCCGGCAGGCGAATTGCCTCCCGAGGAAAAGGAAACCATTTCACAGGCCCAGATCGCTCAGTTCTACCTGAATGTCCAGAAGGGCGTTTACAGGGGGAACCCAGCGGAGAAGGATCGTCTCGAAAGGATGATCTTTGCTGCGCAGGCGGATGGGCGGATCGTTTAACCTTTTCCGTTGGAGGCCGAAATGGCGTTCCCGAATTCTGGTGCTGGCACCACACCCCCGATCTACCCGACAGGCTCAGCTTCCAATGGTTTGAAGGCTGCCGGGTTCATCCCCGAAATCTGGTCCGGCAAACTTGTTGAAAAGTTCTATGCCGCGACCGTCCTCGCCGCCATCTCGAATACCGACTACGAGGGCGAGATCAAAAATCAGGGCGACACGGTCAAGATCAGGACCAAGCCCACGATCACCATCCGCGATTATCTGGCCGACGGCCTGCTCCAGTTGGAGCGCCCCAAGGGCAGCGTGATCGACCTTCTGATCGACAAGGGTAAGTACTTCAACACGATCCTCGATGACGTGATGGAAGTGCAGTCCGACCTCGACAACCTGTCCATGTGGTCCGATGATGCTTCCGAGCAGATGAAGATCGTCATCGACACGGAAGTGCTGACCGCTCTCTATGACAAGGCCGACGCCAAGAACAAGGGCCTCACGGCTGGCAAGGTATCGTCTTCGATCAATCTCGGTGCCACGACAACCCCGCTCGCCGTGTCCAACACTCCCGGAACACCGGCTGGTTCGGTCGGCGTCATCGACGTTATCCTGCGTCTCGGACAGGCGCTGGATGAGCAGAACATCCCGGAAAACGGCCGCTGGCTGATCATTCCGGCATGGTTCTCGACAATGATCAAGCTGTCCGAACTCCGGCAGGCGTACCTGTCCGGCGATGCAGTCTCGATGCTCCGCAATGGCCGCATCGGCATGGTGGACCGCTTCACGGTCTACGTCTCCAACCTCCTGCCTGCGGGCGTGGCGGCGGGCGTAGCAGCCGGCGAAACGGTGGTCTATGCCGGTCATCCTCACGGCCTTACTTTCGCATCGCAGATCAACAACGTCGAGACGCTGCGCTCCGAAATGACCTTTGGCCAAATCCTCCGCGGCCTTCAGGTCTATGGGTACAAGGTGATCGACGCCACTGCAATCGCGCAGGCTGTCA